CAAAACGAAGGTCATGTAGCCCGTAGTACACATTACCCAACTTACGAGGCAAGAAATGGATGGTATTTTCGCCACTGAAGGGGTCGAAGGTGGCATCGGATAGACAGATTGGGCGTTCCATCTGTAGTAAGACGGATTTAGACACCAGCATGAAGCCTGTACCCGTCCAAAACGCAAACCCTTGTGGGTCGTGTAGACAGGTAGAGTCGCCATTCTGTTGGAACGGGTAGTCCAGAGCGACGACGGGATACTCCATGCCGAACATCTGGCGCAGAATCCCCTTAGGGATAATCATGTCGTCTTCGCAGTAGAGTACCGCGTACACATCTTTGTCGGCTAAAGCACGCTCTGTGGGCTCGTTAAAGCACTCAGGAAGGCTTTTACCGTGCGCCCAGAAGATCTCGTACTCAAAGCCCTCTAACTCGCTCAGAAGCTCCTCTAGCGTCTCAGAGAACATCAGGCCACGACTTGGTAAGACGACGGCCAGCTTTTCCATTACTCTTTTATCGCCAGTTCTTCGTACTCAGCGCGGAGTTCATCTATGAGCCGGACGTTGACCCTCACGGCGTCTAGCAGCTGCATGAGATCGCCCCGATAATCGTCAATCTTCTTGCGGTAAGCGTCAATTGTCTTGGCGTCTTTGGCTTCCGCTTGAGCGACCTTAGTGGTCACGATGTCCCACAGTAAGCGGTTGATTATCGCCCTCTGCTGACCGGCCTGCTCCTGGACGTATGTCATCATCCCAACAGGGCTGACCGTCTCGCCATCTGCGACGCTGAACTCTTTAACGACCTCTTTGTAAACTTCAATTGGTGACTTCATGTGGGTTCCTCGTTAATGCCACCATAATAACATAACCGCGTACAAACTGTGTACTAATAATGACAACAAAAGAGCCCTGTGGTGAGGGCTCTGATGCGATGCTCGTTAGCCGAGTATCTGCTTCTTCTTGCGTCGTGGTTTCATCGTTATGATTTCATCACGAAGCCGAAGTTGGAGCGAAGTGCGCCATGGCCGTATAGAACGTCCACAGTCACGAGCCAGCCCAAGTATTCTTGCTTGTACTGAGCTTGTGTGCGTGGTTCCATCTGCATAGCGATAGCCCAGGCTTCTTTGTGGAAGAACAAGTGGTTGTACTCGTCTGTCGCAGTGTCTAGGTAAACCAGGTTCTGGCTCATAAAGACATCTGCGCCGTAGATACGACCAATCTTACCGTTCTTAATGCTGTTAGCGTCCCCACCAACACCTAGTGCGTCGTAACGCACGTACTTGTCGATAGCGAGCATCTCAGCCTCACCCTTAGGGTGAACCACGATTGAGCGGTCTGAACGTGGTGCCTTGTTCTCACTTAGGTAGCGGTTAACAGCCAGGATCAACGCATCGTTGATGGCTGTACCGTACGTACCGTAGGCTTGAGAGGCAGTTTTCCACGCAGTCGTCATGTTGGTGGCTAGGTCGCTGTCAACCTTCTCAGAGATGGCGTAGGCAGCGGCTTGGGTGTAGTCGCTACGAAGGTCGTAAGCAGACTGCACTTTTACTAGATCCTCAACAATGAACGAACTCTCGTAGTGCTTGTTCAGGGTGATGGTCGTTTTAGTTTCCGTGTTGTAGTTCAGGGTAACAACGACGTTTTGAGACTTCAGGTTAGCCGAGATAGCCGATACGTTCGGGATCTCAAGGGTTTGACCTGCGCTCTTAACATCTGCATCGTAGTGCTTGATCAGTGGGAGTAACACAAGGTTGCTCTTCACAAACATCAAGACTTCTTTGGCCCACACGTTGGGACGGAATACGCCCGCAGCGGTTGCACCGATGTTTACGTTACCTGAACCATATAAACCAGTAGTCATATGATTCTCTTTCTAAGTTAATTAGCCAGCCATAGCTTGGTTGATCGCATCGCGGTTCTTCATGAACCACTCCATGTCGTTCTTAGCGACAAGGCTGTCAACGTTCTGCGGAGTAATAGTCTGTGGACTCGTTACCGTGTTCACTGCATTACCCGTGGGTACGGCGGCGGTTTGTTTGTGGGCTAAGGTTTGCAGGGCTTCCTGCTTACCTTGGGACTTGGCAGCGGACGTGTCACCGGCAACTGCAATCTTGTAGATGTCGTCTAGGGTGAGGTAGCCTTCCTGTACCAGCGATCTCTTAGTTGGATCAGATAGCACTTTGACCATTTCAGCCTCATGTCGTAGCTTGTCTTGGTTGTCGACCTTCCATTGCTGGATGTCGAACTTCAACTCAAGGTTGCGCATACGGACGTTGTCTACCTGTTGAGGGGTAGCGTCGGCTGGCACTTGATCAGTCGTTATCTTTGCTGCTCGTTCGAGTTCACTGGCGAGCTGCGTCTTCTGGTGCATGAGCTTTTCAGCGTTCATGGCCATCTTTGCAGCCTTCTTAGCGTTGTCGCTGTCTAGCGTTAGACCCTTGGTCTCAGCAAACTTAGTGAGTTGTTCATCCTCATCGGACGGCTCAATTGGTTGCTCGGCAGCCTCTTCACTGCTCTCGGTCTCTTGCTCGGTGGTCTGTTCCGCCTCGGCTGATTCCGTAACCTCTGGTTCTGCGACTGCCATACCTTGGTCATCCACAGGGATGCCATGTATGGTATTCACGCCAGAATCAACGGGAGCCTCAGTTGTGGTCTCTTCCATCGTTGTTTCCTTTGTCCCCTGCCCGAAGGAGGGAGTGGTTTACACCGGGCAGGTGTTTTAATGAATTAACCCACTCCATCCTTTAGATCGGCGACTACTCCTTTATGACACGTCCTTTCGATATCTCAGTGGTCACACTCTCGATGTGAGCCTTGACCTCACGGGCACCTTTAGCACGCTGTACGTAGTCTCTGGACAGTTCAGGTCGCAGCTCGGCTTCTTCGTGGTTGTGAGCGATAATGAGTTCCAAACTCTTCATGAACTCAGCACCAGCCTCAGACTTGAGGAAGAAGGCTTGGTAAGCGTTGCGTAGTTGGTCGCCGTTCATACTGGCATCCCTGCCATCTCAGGCGGTGGTGGCATAGCCCCTTCCATAGGCATCGCACCCATATCTGGAGGCATCCCCATTGGATCCATACCCTGCATTCCAGGCATCATCATCGGTTGCATCAGGATTTCTACTTCATCGGGGTCTAAGTCGAAGCCTCGTTGCAAGACCATTCGCTTAAGCTCGGGTTGGTTGACCTCAGGATCACCGAGGAAGGCGGCGAGTAACTCTTTAGCCTGAGCGGCCTCTTGCTGCTTCTCGTTCTCGATACTGATATCCAACTGCACCATCGGTTCGTACTCACCCTGGAATTCAGATGGGTCGAACATCTCCCAGCTCGCACCGTCCTTACCAAGGATGCGTACCATCATCGGCTCGGTAACGTAGAGTTTGACCATCTCGAACACAATCTTGGCCATGCGGTGGAAATAGCCGTTCTCTATCTGAGTCACCTTTAAGCTGATACGTTGGCCAGCGCCGGCGATCTGGGCGTTAATCTCAGTAGCGGTAGTCTTAGCACCCTCAGCCCCAACCCCCTTGATCACCTCGTTAGAAGCAGTCGTCTCACGGATCTCGTTCTTAAGGTTCTGGCGTTCGTTGAAGGCATCAGGTGGGATAGCCCGTTGTTGGATGGGCATTAAGGCATTAGGTTCAACTGGATAGACCGCACCAGGTAGGTTCTCTATCTCGTTAAGCAAGTGAGCGTACTTAGGATCTAGCGTGTACATCTGGTTCAGCGTGAAGGTCACGGAGTCGATGTTCTGGTTGGTGATGTCGTTCAGCAGTTCCTGCTCGTCAGCAATAAAGTCAACCTCACCCTTGGCGTAGAACAGACTCTCATCCACGTAGTCGCGGAAGTCAGCGAAGGGCATGAGTCCTTCTGGGTACTCAATCCCGTTAGACTTGGCTTTGGCCAGGTAGTAGTTCTCAGCATCCTCGATAACGGTCGAACGGTTAGCAACAGATATGACACGATCCTTCGTCCAATACTCGATAACCTCGACTTGGTGCTTCTCGGGTTCAGTAACAGTAGACCCGTACCACATGTCTTTCTCTTGCTTGTCGGTGTTCTCGCCCTGCGAACCCTCTTGGATCTTGTCCAGGTTGTTGTACTTCTTCTTCATTTCGTAGGTGGTGTCACCAGATACCGGATCGAAGGATGGAGCGTCCAGGTCGATAACCTCAAAGCTTTCTAACTCTTCTTTGGTCGTTAGGTAGCGCCGACCCATGTAGCGGGCAGTGTGCAGCGAACTAGCCGTAGGGTCAATGAAGAAGTCACGGATAGGCACGTTAATCAGGCAAGGGTGGTCACGATCCCAGTAGAAGTAGTCAACCGCGGTGCCGAGTTTCAGCCCGTTGCGTCCGGTGTTGATTATCTTCAGACTCCACTGGTCTTTGTCCCAGAAGAAGTCAAGTAAGCCGTTCAAGATATCGGTCTTCTGGTCGGGCTTCTCTTTAGGTGGTAGGTAGCTGAACTTGGGCTTAGTCCCAAAGAGCGCTGAGGTCATGGTCTCGATAGTTGAGAAGGTCATCGGTACGAAGGTGTTGGTTATCCCCTGGTAGCCGATCTTCACTCGCTGGTTGTTGTACAAGTAGTAATTGTCCTGCCAGCGCTTATGCCAAGAGCCTTGGGTATACTCCCAAGATTGCTTGAAGTCGCCAAGGACAAGTTCTAATGGATTCTTTTTAGTTGCCACTTGTATGTTCAATCAACCAGCCCGGTTAAACGCATTATGCGCTCATGCTTTCGCTTCGTCAAGAATACTTACGACGTAGCATCTCTTTAGGCTTGTAGGCGTGCATGACTTGCCTGTCGCCTTTGTACATGCGGGCGAAGTAGCGGATCATGTCCATCGCATCATCATCACGCTTAAGTGGTGCTTCACGCTCGCTAGAGTTCTCGTTCTTGTTCTGCACCCACCGATAGCGCTCAAACTCATCAGCCACCCAACTAAGTGACTTGGCGAACATGAGGGTTGGCTTGCCAGTGTCGTTACGAACCTTCAGCAGAGCAGCTACATCAGAGATACCCTGCACTACCGAGTCCATGCCCTTGTCCACAGGTTCAAAGAACACGCCCAGGTGCTTGAGCTCCTCTATAAGGTCGGGTCGAGCAGAGTCAGCCCAGGCACCCGTAATGAACCGACTACCATCCTTAAGCTTAGCCGTCTCTGCGATGTCCTTGGTAACGAGGTTGGACTGGTACAGCCCGTCATACAGGTAGATCGCATCAGCGTTAGGTGACACAGCAAAGTAACCGAGCGCTGTCTTGTGCCCAAACCCGAAGTCTAGTGAGCGGTAGAATGTGAAGTTATCGAACTGCGGCATGTCCACCATATGTACGTCACGTGAAAACTCACGGTAGATCAAACCTGATAGCTTCCTAAACTCACCCATGAACTCCTGGGCGAAGCTGTCGTCATCCATCTCATCTCGTGCCTTGTCCAGCTCACCAGGATCTAGGTAGGGGTTGTCGTATGACGTGTAGTGGTGGTATGACCAGTCATCATCAACCGTCTCAGCTAGTTGTTTGAAGTGGTTGAACCCGTTAGGTGTCGAGATAAACCACACATCAGCCTTAGAATCCACGAGGGTAGGCCGGATAACCTTCCACACCGCTTCCCAGTTGGCGATGAAGGCACACTCATCAAACACACAGAAGTCGATCCTGACACCTCGCAGTGTGTCGGGGTCTTGTGCGCCCTTGAGTAGGATCTTGCTACCGTTCTTCAGGATGATCAGTAGCTCAGTGTCGTTGGTCTTCTCAATCGCATGGGTAGGGAGTAGGTCTTTAAGCACCAGCCACATGATTTGCTTGGCTTGTTTGTAGTCTGGTGCTACATACCAAGTCGTGCTCTTAGCGTGCTTAGAAGCAAAGTCAATAAGTTTGAGAGCCACAAGGAAAGTCTTACCAGCGCGACGGCCACAGTTCACCACTATGTAGCGGTGTGTGTCATCCCAAACTCTGGTTTGCCAGTTACTTAGCCGGATCGTCATTGCGGATAATTACAAGAGTTTCTAGCTTTTCACCATCAGACGTGACATCAAGCTGTTGACGCCACCCATACTTGGCTAGCCACTCACGAGCTTTGTCATCGCCGGCGACAGCCTTATGCCGTGCAGTCATGATAATTGCTTTGATCGGCGCGCCCTTGAAGTCTACGTAACCCTGCTTTGCGTCAAGTATGCGAGCCTCAAACTCGTCATCTTCCATAAGCTCTTGAATCCACGTAGATATGTGCCGAGCACCCTTTGGCTTACCAGCTGGGTTGCCTGACTCACCTGGTTTCCATTGCTGATCTTTATTGGGGAAGGCCACGTGCATTTCACCTGTATTAACAGCTCTCATCTATTGCACACATCACGTGAAAACGCAAGAGCTTACAGATTAGTACCACTTATTGGCATAGTGAAAGTTCAAGGCTTGCTGCCATCCACCATACCGAGCCTTAACGTAGCTGTTCATCCACTTGAGGCTTGTGATGGGGTTCTTCCAGTTACCCAGTATCTTTGAGCATGGAAGAGCTTGGGCGAGGCCACAGGCACCGCTAGATTTGTTAACGGATGTAGGGT